TGAGGCCGCCAGCGCGCCAATGGCTGGAGATACTTTCACGGCAACTGGCGGAGAAAGGTGACTTAATGCCGCATTGATAAGTGCTGCGATGATTTCAGATGCTGTTCCGGCGCAGTAAACCCCACCGATAAATGAGATAAGCGCAAACAGTATTTGCTTCCAGAGCTTGTGGTCCTCGCTGCTCAAGACGTAAAGAGCCGCCCCAGCTAGAGAGCAAAGCATTACAGCGGGTGTCGCTTCTGGAAACATCGTCGCGAAGGTGATTCCAGTGGTGCCGGCGGCCACGCCTGCCGTTACCGTTGCAGATATCGGTTCTGCGGACATTTTGCCCCTCTTATTGCTGTTGATCCTCTCAGAAGGTTGAGGGAAACAAAAAGGCCACCGTGAGGTGACCTATATATGATTGAAATTCTTGATTTAGTAAGGCTTGTTCAGACCGGCAATGCCTTCGGCTTGCCCATGTGATATGTAACAAGACTGCTTTTGCTGCCATCTTCCCAGACTGTAGAGCTCTCGGTGATCTTCAAAATCACCCAGCCTTTAGAAAGGCCCAAATTAACTTGCTCCACATCCTCTACCGTCCGCACTTCCTGGATTTTACTCAACAAGTTTTCATCTGCGCTCATCAACTGACCCTCTGTTAAAAAACACAACATAACAAACGCATTGAAGAAAAACCTTGCTGGAAATAAAAAAACCCGCGCTGAGGCGGGCTTGATGTCGTGCAGGCGTAATAACCCACGATGGAAAGTATACAGGACAGTTTTATGCAGAGTCAACACTAACGTGCAAAAAAGTGTCGCTATTTTCCCCGATCATATTAATAAGTTGTCGCCTTCTCAAATTCCACTGCTGCGTGACGCTCCCCCTGGCGCAGAGTGTCCACCAGCATTTCATAGAAGGGTTTCCAGTTGCGTGACCATGAGGATTGATGGAGGTCCGGGAGACGCTTCAGAATGGCACGGTGTACCGTTGCCGAGGAGATTGCAGAGAAGCCATTACCAGAGCAACGTTCACACGTTTTGAAAACCGGTGCGCCGCGGTCTTTAGTCGCTTTGCGGTCCAACACTTCTCCTTTACCGCCACACCTGCACCGGGCAAGGATCACTTTCTTTCCTCCGCATGTTCCGCAAACCCTATTCACCAGCTCATTTTTAATCTTCGGGGCAACTACTTCAGCACCGTCGGCGTCGAAAATACCAGGATGTTTAACCACATCCTCATTCCTGGAGATAAACCCGGTACTACTGCAACTGTGACACGTCACGCTGGTAGCCGCTGAACGTGAGTAATCAGCAAAGGCAAATTGTGCCAACATCTGCATACACCATCCGAACTGGCCACCAGCTGCTTTGCGAACATTCTTCGGTGCGACATCCATCGCATATCGCGCCAGCGCCTGAACTGCGAGCTGTTCATCCGTTTTGCTGATTCCCGCTTTACCGAAGAACGCCGCCAGGCCGAAGCGCGCACGGCTGCTGGTGGTGCCAATGGCCGCCATAACATCGGTGCCGGTGAGACGATCAGGAGAGGTTCCCTTCACGTCGTCGCTGATGTGCATCCCCTGAGGGCTAAAATGTTTGAGTGATGCTTCCAGTTTCATAAGGTTGCCCTCGTTGCTTTGATGTTTTTAATAGTCTGCATTGCTGGAATGCCTTTCTTTTGAATAACGTCTGGCCTGGGCTTTCTGCTGTGGCGCAGAAAGCTGCTTTGCTAACTCCTGGTCAATTGGCAGGAAGTGCCCGTTATAGAATCGACGGTAAATCGTGCCTAGTTCACCGTTGCGCTGTTTGGTCACGTTAATTTCCGCTATCCCCTTCGCTGTCGACTCAGGGTTATAAACTTCGTCGCGGTAAAGCATCATGATCAGGTCTGCGTCTGCCTCAATCTCACCCGAGTTTTTGAGGTCTGAGTTCATCGGCCGTTTATTGGGGCGCGACTCAACGCCACGAGAAAGCTGGCTCAGGGCAAGGACCGGCGTTTTATTAGATTTAGCCAGGCGCTTAAGTCCTTTTGACACCTCGCCGACGGCAAGGTCATATCGTGCAGTGCTTTCGATTTTTATGAGTGCCAGATAATCCACCACCACCAGCGCTATTTCTGGATGAGCCAGCTGCAGGCGGGTAGCTATCTGTTGAATCTGATCTACTGTCAGATCGGTAGAATCAACCATCCAGATGCTACGACCAGTCAGCCGTTCTACACCGTTTGTCAGCCTGGCCCAGTCCTCATCCTCAAAATCAGCAGCCTTTTTCAGGCGTGAAACAGACATGCCGCCGGCAGCAGATACCATTCGCTCACCGATCTGGATATTTGGCATTTCCATGCTGAAGAACAGCACACCGCGGCCCTGCTCAGAAACTTTGTCGATGATATCCAGCGCCAATTCAGTTTTACCCATCGACGGCCGCGCAGCGATAAATACCAGGTCTGTTGGTTCGATTCCTCCAGTCTTTGCATCAAGCTCTTCAATACCCGTCATGAGGCTTCTGGCTTCTTCGAGGCCGCGGTTGCGTGCATCTACCCGATCCACTACAGCAGGAAGAATGTCGTCGATATGAACTGGCTGAACGGTCTTTTCTTCGAGAGAAATTGCGGCAATGCTGTTCTGTGCAGCCCTGAATGCCGATAAAGCCGCATCACCATTGTGAGCACTCCGGAGATCAGCCAGCGCCCTTTCAATCACAGCTTCGGCATCACGAACAGCTGCATTACGCTCCAGCGTGGCAACGTAGGACACAAGCGCCGACTTGGCCCATGCGATACGGCTCGAGTCCATAATGATTGCGCTGTGCTTTGGCATGTTTTCGCAGAGCAGTACAGGGTCAATAACGCCAGCTCCACGCGCCTGACGGCAGATCCCAGTATAGATTTCCCGATACTGCGGTACCGAGAACGCGGTGGCTGGCACCCTGGAAAGAATATCCAGTACCTCAGGGTCGGCTCCACGCAGAAAAATTGCGCCGATCACCGCTCCTTCCAGATCTTCATTTTTCCAGACAGGAGTCATGCTACAACTCCTGACGCAATGGCACGGAAACTTCCCCAGCCAAATGCCAGACGGTTGCGTCCACCATCGGTAACCCGGTCCACGATTCGCTCACCAATAGTCTCTTTCAGCTGATCAAATGTGAGATTGCTGATCAGGATTGTTGGCAAAATGCTTTCGTACCGGGCATTGATAATTTCCTGCAGGATGGTCATTTCAGTCGGGCTGCCGAACTGAACGCCAACTTCGTCGATAATCAGCAGATCAAGTGAAGCAAAGCGCTCAATGACGTCTTCCTCGGTCATTTCGGCATTGTGGCGCCATGTGCTTTTTACCGCTCGGGTGAGGCGCATGACATCGGTGATTTCCACATTCGCAAGGTGATCCCGGATGATGCTCTTTGCCATAGCAACTGCAAGGTGATTTTTGCCGGTACCACAATTTCCTGTCATAACGAGCCCAGTTCCAGCTTTAAGGCGTTCAGGCCAGCTGGTGGCATAACGCTGACAAGCCGCGAGATTTTTGGCGGCATCCTGATTTATGGCCTGGTAGTTATCGAATTCACATGCTTCGAACCGTCGTGCGATCCCGGCATTGTCTATCAGGTCGGCTACTCGCAATGTACGCAGACTGGATTCAATGCCAGCGAGTTCCGCTTTCACACACTCCGGGCATTGGGAGTGCTTAACATTTTCAACGCCTCGATAGGCTTTTCCAGTGAGGGAAATACGCTGATAATCACCATGTTTTTCACAGGTGGCGGCGTGGACGTTCCCTGACTCCCAGCTTCCCCACTGCCACGGTTTTTTGTGTTCCACAGCAAACGCCAGCTCTTCACGAAGCCCTTCGCGCTTTGCCACAAGAGCTTCCCTTTCTTCGCGTTGTTTGATACTCAGCATTTTGATTTCTCCTGCTTACCAGTTGCAGTCTGATTGGCCATAGTCTTGTTCACTAAACCCCGAAACCGGCAGTCCACCAGGTCTACCGCTTACCGAACCAGATGGCGCCTGCCATGACTCTTCGAAATGCCGATCGGGACCAAAGAACGTCGCCGCCTGTTTCACGTACTGCGTTCCGGCGCTACCTGTAGCACGGACATAACCTGCATAACGGTTTACACCAGCCAGCATTGCCTCAGTGTTAACACCGTCTTTGATTCGAGCTTTCCAGGCTTTCCAAGCGGCAGCTTTAGAATTACCGCCAGCACGTTTAGGGTATGCCTGCCATGCCTGCTCGAACTCGTTGGAATAGTTCTCTTTGGAAGAGCGATTTTCAGAATGGTTATCAGATGAACCGTTATATTTAGGTTCTATGACTGATTCATTGACTGGTTCAAAAGAGTGACTGATTCTGGGTGCAGCTCCTGCACTACCACCTAGTGAATCTCCTGCACTACGGGGTGAATCTGCTGCACTAGGTAGTGAACGATTTGCACTACCCCCTAGTGAATCTCCTGCACTACTGAAATCAAGGCGATATACATTACTTGAGTTACCTTTTGGACCTGGGCGAAGTTCTTTTTTTACCAAGCCGCATTCACATAAAGCATCAATGTGAATCATCACAGATCGCTTACTGATTTCGCACTGATCAGCGATATGTTGATAGCTTGGCCAGCACTCGCCATGGTCACTAGCGTTATCTGCAAGCTTCAGTAGCACGAGCTTACGCAGTGGATTTCCCACCTTGACCTTCATTGCTTTAACCATCAGTTCCATGCTCATGCGACACCCGCCAACTCATTTTCGTTACTGAATTCAGCCACCAGTAAAGGTTCGCTGACGAAATAATGCCGTGACATGTCACACCTCATTGCCCGGGTGCGGGAAAAGAGTCGGCAAATCAGGACGCAGTTCATGAGGCTTAACAACTCCATTAACTGCGTTTGAGACTGCCACTGCATGGACAGGAGAAACTTTCTTGATCCCCCTGACCCACTTCCAGACCGCTCCTTGCGTAACGCCAACCTTTTTAGCAAGCGAACTTTGCCCACCAGCAACGTACACGGCTTTCGCCATTGGGGATTCAAAAACCTCATCAGTCATAACAAAGCCCTTAGTATTAATATTAAAGATATAAAATAATACCAAAGGAATAATTAATCAAGTATTATCCGCTTGCCATGGTTAATCCCGTGGTATTAAATATGCACAGAAATCGGAGATACTTAGATGAACACACTTGCAGAAAGACTAAGGCTGGCTATGGCTCATGCTGGGGCTACTCAAAGTCAATTAGCGCATAGGGTTGGGGTAAGCCAGGGGGCCATACAAAAACTAACCTCAGGAAAAGCTCAGTCCAGCGGAAAAATCGTGGATATAGCCAAAGCGTTGGATGTAGATCCAATATGGTTAAGCACTGGTGAAGGCACCATGGGGCCCGCAAAAACTCCAGAACAAAGGATGTTTGGTATAGATCCATGGGATAAGCAAACGCCGCTTGAGGATGATGAGGTTGAGGTGCCTTACTTGAAGGATATCGAGTTCGCATGTGGAGATGGCAGCGCTCTTAATGATGATTACAATGGCAAAAAACTTAGGTTTTCCAAAGCAACATTGCGAAAGGTGGGAGCTAATAGTGATGGTGATGGCGTTCTATGCTTTGCTGCACACGGGAATAGCATGGAGCCAGTGATCGCTGATGGCTCTACTGTTGCCATAAACTGCCATGACAAGCGTATCGTTGATGGTAAAATTTACGGCATCAACCAAGGTGGATGGAAAAGGTTAAAAATCCTCTACAGATCTGGGCCAGATAAGGTGACAATCAGAAGCTATAACTCTGATGAATACCCTGACGAAGAAGTAGACATGGATAGTCTTGAGGTTTTAGGAAGGCTGTTTTGGGTATCAACAATCTTCTGATCCGCTACCAAAAAAGCACCAAGCCGACCATAGTGTCGGCTTTTTTATTACTAAAATAATCTTCAATAACAAATACATAAGAAAACTATTATTCTTTTTGTATTAATACCATTGACCTTCAATTAATACTTAAGTATTCTCATTTCATCGGCAAACAACGGAGCCAATGAGATGAAAACAACCTCCCAACCAAAACCACCGAGCCAGGCATTTGATATCCACGCCAAGCTTAAAGCAGCGAATTCGCATTGGTCTTATTGCTATGCTGTGCAGCCTTGCGAGAAAGGATTTAATTACCAATTTAATACGACATTTGTTGGTGAGATGGAGTTCGCCGTTTACGAACGTATCGATAATTATTTCGTCCTGGTCGATTTCTTTAAGTCATACGATGAAGCATGTGCTGATGCTAAAAAAATCATTGATGATCATCCCGACATTAAAAAAATGTTCTCTGTAAGCTAACTAACCAATTAATTAACTCAATTAATCACAATTAACACCTTTTAGGGTGGGGAAAAACTCACCCTGAGGAAATGAAAATGCAAAATTCCGTCGCAATTAATCAGCCAGTTAAAACGCCTCAAATGCTGTTCGGATCTGACAACATTAATGACTTTGGCAACCGCGTTCAAAGCTGCCGGATGGAAGGTGATTCAATGCAACCGACCATCGAACCATGCGAGGTTGTGGCTTTCGTTGATTGCGGTGGACGTGCGCTTACCTCTGGCATTTATGTTTACACAATGGATGCTTTTGGTCGCACATGCCTTTTCATTAAGAGAATTGAGCCATTAGCTGATGGCTCATTAAAAATCATCTCTGATAATCATCATTATGAAACTTTCACCCTTAATACCGATGAACAGAAAGAAATCAAAATTCACGGTCGGGTAGTCGCTTCTTTGGCTGTAAGGCGCTTCGTATGACTTTCATCATTGATAAATCGGCATATAGAACAGCATGCCTTTATGCGGCCTGCGGTTACGAGGTAATCGCTCGTCTTTATCTTAAAAAAGCATATGGTCATTAATTATGGGTGTTTTAAAAAGACAGGATATTCAGGAAGTGAATATCAAAGCGGAGAAGTTGTCCGGCTTGTCGCAAACATTATTTGAATATCACGAAAAGCTAGATAGATTTCAACTCAAAACAATATGCGCTCTGATTTATGACCTCGCCGCTGAGATTCATGGATGGACCGAAAAAGAAGAGGAAATAGTTATGAGTTTGGAGAAGGAACAGCGCAATGGATAAATTAATCGAGACATATCGCCGCCGAATTTTAAAGGCAGCGTTATTACGCCACCAGCGTAAAACGGGCAGTAACTGCCTTGTTATTAAGCTCAATAAAGGCGGTATTAACACGGTCGAGTTAACAGAGATTCTTCTCGATGGATTATTACGAAAATTCGAAAGGCTTGCGTTCAGTGAGTACGGAAATGTCGATGGTGTAAAAGCCATCAGGGGAATTTACAGCAGCGCTGTTGATGTTAATGGCAGCGGAGAATTCCTTACGGATAGCGGGAAGGAGTTAATCGACGAGCTCATTTCTGAGCTGGTTGAGTTCGTCAAAAACCAAAAAGTTGAGGCTCCGAAAACGGAGGGTCATGAAATGGGGGATCTGATGGCACTTACAGCGATACGAATTCCTGAGTGGGTTCACCTCAAAGCAGCACACGTTTTAAGCCAGTTCAGGGCAAGGCGCATACATCCCTGCCGTATGCATGGCTCCGGAAACCTGAGCCTCAAGGTTAATCACCGCTGGCGGCTGCTATCCCGAGATGGCGGCAAGAACTGGGAAGTAATGAGTCACGAGCGATACAGCAAAGTTAAGGACCGGAAATGAACGATAAACGCACCGTAAGCACAATTGATCTGGCATTGCAGAAACACGATACGCCAGTTGGCCCGCTGTTCGTGGCAGTACGCCACGGACGCATTAAAAAATGCTTCACCCGCGACACAGCGATCCGGTATCTGGCGTTCTTCATGACTACAGAAGCATTTGAGCGCTCAGGATTCGAGCAGCGTCACCCAGATGTGCAGGCAGTTCATCCTCTTAAGCCAGAACTTAACTGTTGGCAGCGGGGCGGCGTAACCCACGAGTATTTCATGGCCCACCAGCGTTGTGTTCGCCGTCTGCGTCGTATCCTGGCGCGCAAGCGAGAAATGGAGAAATGGTGTGAGAAATGGGACGCGATGCATGACCGGTTCATTAAAGAGGTCGATGCACTTCAAGCCATCAAGCCTAAAGGAGTGTATTGATGATTGCTTCAGCCTTTACTCCGGAGCCGACATCAACAGGCATCCGTTTTGGTAACCGCGTCATTGGTTATTCCGTCGCGGTTCGCCAGCTCGACAATGGCATCTATGACAAACGAATTCCGGATGGATTAGATCTGCTGGCTTGCGTGATGGAAGCGATTGAAAGCGGCTGGTTTACCCCGGGCATCGAGAAAGAAATCATCATTTGGCGTTGGATGCTTGTTGCGGTCTTCATTACCGAGGAGCAGGCAAAGAACGGCACAGTTGAGGTTGCCAACGATTCTGGAGGTTTTGACACCGCAGTTATCTACTCCGGACAGCACGGTTCAATCAGTGTTTATCCTGCGCCAGAGCGGTTCGCACTCGCAAGCCATGTGGAAGGGTTAGCTATTGAGAAATACGGTGAGGAACTCGGCCAGCAGATGGCGCTGCGCATGTACCGGGACATGCTAGATACGGACGCTGAGAACGGGCTTCGACTCTCAAAAATGGGCGGGAAGGTTTTAATCTCCTGCATGACAGCTTCATTGAACAGATTCAGAAAGAAGGTATGCCTGACATGCCGGTTATGCACTGAGGAGGACGAAAGTGAACACTGTAACGATCAACAACAAACAGCTGCCGGCAGTCGAGTATCGCGGTCAGCGCGTTGTGACGCTGGCGATGATTGATGAAGTCCACCAGCGACCTGACGGAACTGCTGGACGTAATTTCCGAGAAAACAAGTCTCGACTTATTGAAGGAGAGGACTACTTCGAATTAGGTTCCGACGAAATTCGTCGACACCTGCCTGACGGTACTTTCTCCAAGTTTGCAGCATCAGGAATTGTACTGGTCGAATCCGGTTATCTGATGTTGGTGAAATCCTTTACCGACGATCTGGCCTGGCATGTTCAGCGCGAACTGGTTAACAGCTATTTCCGCACTCGCGCGCCGCTGACGGAAATCGAGATGATCGCCGCAATGGCCGCCGATGCCGTTCGCCAGCAGAAGCGCCTGAATCATGTTGAAGAGCAGATCGAAACGGTCACAGAAGCTGTGGAGAACATCAAACGCGGGACCATGCGCGCCGGTTATGTCGGTTACCGCCAGGTGGTAGCCAAAAGCGGAATGAGTGACGCCAAGTGCCGGAATTTGGTCAATGCCTACCGCATCCCGACAGACACGCACGAATTTATGACTCCAGACGGGCTGTTGTCACGTAGGGCTATCGTCGAACTGGAGCCATTTATGGCCGCGTTTCGCCAGATGATGTCAGAAGCTGAACAGCGCGGCACCCGCTGGTATCACCCTAAAATGGGCCTGTTCCAGGCGATTGGGTGGGAGGGTTAAGAATGCACAAATTCTTCGTGGACACAGAAAACCTGAACACTATCAGCGACTGCCTGCAGCAGCTTGTTAACGCAGAAGAAGCGCAACTCAGTATTGAAGAGCAGCTGGCAAAATCGAACAGCAGCAGTGAATGGAGTACATGGCGCAAAAAGGCTGAGAACGCGCTGCGGCTGATCAAAGGGAAGCGTCGCATCATCACAGCCCGTCTGGCAGTCCTGCGTCATGAGGAAAAAGAACGCAACCTGGAGCTGCACCAGCAGCACAACGATTTCCTAGTTCAGGCTCTGCGAGAAATTGTAACGCCCTCCTCTTTTGCGCGTTGCGTGCGTATGGCTAAAGAGAAAATGGAGGAGATCCATGCAAACCAGTGCTGAAATCGTTCTTCTGGTGCCGAATGACTGGGTTAGCGAAAAGGTTCTTATTGCGGTTACCGGGCTCAAGCCCGGAACCATCACCCGCGCCAGAAAAGAATCCTGGATGCTGGGCCGCGAGTACCTGCACATTTCACCAGATGGTAATCCCAAGCCTTCGAGCGAATGCATGTACAACAGGAAAGCCGTTGATCAGTGGATCGAGGCGCAGAAAAAAAATCAACCAGGTGCGAAGACAGCATGAAAAGCAGTACACTCGTCCACGCTCCTGGACGTCAGGGGGATCAATGGCTAATGCATCATACCCGACAGGCGTCGAAAACCACGGCGGTTCGCTCCGCATCTGGTTTCTGTATAAAGGTAAACGTGTCAGGGAAAACCTCGGTGTCCCTGACACTGCAAAAAATCGCAAGATAGCTGGTGAGCTGCGTTCTTCGGTTTGTTTTGCGATAAGGATGGGGAATTTTAACTATGCAGAAAAATTCCCAAACTCACCGAACCTTACCCGGTTCGGTCAGGATAGAAAGGAAATTACTGTGCTGGAGCTTACCGAAAGATGGTCAGAGCTGAAGAGAATGGAGATCAGCTCTAATACCATGAGTAGGTATGAATCCATCATAAAAAACATGCTTCCGCGCATCGGCGAAAATAAAATGGTTTCTGCGGTTACCACTGAAGATTTGCTGTATGTCAGGAAGGAGTTGCTGACGGGCTTCCATGTAATGAAGAAGGATCACCGGACACAGGTAAAAGGCCGGAAGTCTTCCACGGTGAATAATTACATGATGCTGATGGCCGAGATCTTCCAGTTTGGAGCTGATAACGGCTACGCAAAGGAAAACCCGTTTAGCGGAATTAACCGTCTCAGGAAGGCAAAAGACGAACCAGATCCACTCACGACCGACGAGTTCATCAGGTTCATTCAGGCATGCGGCCACCAGCAGATGCGAAATCTCTGGACCGTTGCCGTTTATACCGGAATGAGGCATGGGGAATTATGTGGTCTTGCATGGGAAGACATCGATCTCACCGCGGGAACCATTACGGTTAAGCGCAACCTTACCCAAACGTATGAGTTCACCCTGCCAAAAACCGAGGCAGGCACTGACAGGGTGATTTATCTCATACAACCAGCTATTGATGCCCTTAGGGATCAGGCCCAACTGACGCGCCTTGGCCGGCAGCATGAGGTTGAAGTGAATTTGCGTGAATATGGCCAGTCAGTCATACATCCATGCACTTTCGTTTTCAGCCCTCAATGCGTCAAACGTGGGTCTCGCACAGGATATCACTACGCGGTTAATTCGATTAATAAAATTTGGGCTCCGATAATCAAGCGCGCCGGTATTCGTTACCGCAACGCTTATCAGTCACGGCATACCTATGCGTGCTGGTCATTATCAGCTGGTGCTAACCCGAACTTTATAGCAACTCAGATGGGGCATACTGATGCACAGATGGTTTACAAGGTGTATGGAAAGTGGATGTCAGAGAAGAGTGGAGAGCAGGTTGCTCTGCTCAACCAGGCTCTTTCACACACTGCCCATCACTGCCCCAAAGCATGGTAGTGGCGCAGTAGAAAACCTTAAATTCAAGTGGTTAGCAGTCGTATCGCTACATTTGTATAACACGGGGCACAAAATGCCCTCGACCATAAAACGCGCTTATGTTGTGATCGGGGTTCAATAAATCACTAAACAAGGTATACTCCGGAGTTGTTTATTGTACTAAACGCTCCTGTGAGAGGATGCTACTGCGCACCTATGACTCAATTCGCTTCTCCAGTTCTGCATACGTTGCTGGATACCGACGCGTATAAACTGCACATGCAGCAAGCCGTTTTCCACCATTACTATGACGTTCATGTCGCGGCGGAATTCCGCTGCCGTGGCGACGACTTGCTCGGTATCTACGCAGACGCCATTCGTGAACAGGTCAATGCTATGCAGCATCTGACGCTGCAGGACGAGGAATATCAGTGGCTTTCTGGCCTGCCTTTCTTCAAAGCCGACTACCTGAACTGGCTGCGCGACTTCCGCTATAAGCCGGAGCAGGTCACCGTGGTTAACGATAACGGCAAGCTGGATATTCGCCTTGCAGGTCCGTGGCGGGAAGTGATCATGTGGGAAGTGCCGCTTCTGGCGGTAATCAGTGAACTGGCTCACCGCTACCGTTCGCCTGAAACGGGCGTAGCGCAGGCGGTGGCCTCGCTGGAAAAGAAACTTGCTGACTTCTCCGCGCTGACCGCAGGGCTGGACATGTCCCGCTTCCGCCTGATGGACTTTGGCACCCGCCGCCGTTTTTCGCGCGACGTACAGGAGGCCATCGTTAAACGTCTGCAGCAGGAGCCGTGGTTCGTGGGCACCAGTAACTACGATCTGGCCCGTCGCCTCAATCTGACGCCAATGGGTACCCAGGCGCACGAGTGGTTCCAGGCGCATCAGCAAATTAGCCCTGACCTCGCCAACAGCCAGCGGGCAGCGCTGGCCGCATGGCTTGAGGAGTACCCGAGTCAACTCGGAATTGCCCTCACGGACTGTATTACGATGGATGCCTTCCTGCGCGACTTTGGACCTGAATTTGCGGAGCGTTATCAGGGGTTGCGCCACGATTCCGGAGATCCGGTTGAGTGGGGTGAGAAGGCGATTGCCCATTACGAGAAACTGGGCATTGACCCGATGAGCAAGGTGCTGGTCTTCTCCGATAATCTCGATCTGGCGAAAGCCGTCGAACTCTATCGCCATTTCAACGCCAGAGTGAACCTGAGCTTCGGGATCGGTACCCGGTTAACCTGCGACATTCCTCAGGTAAAACCTCTGAATATCGTGATAAAGCTGGTGGAATGTAACGGCAAACCGGTGGCGAAACTCTCCGACAGCCCGGGCAAAACCATCTGCCATGACAAGGCGTTTGTCCGCGCGTTGCGCAAAGCCTTCGATCTTCCCCAGATCAAAAAAGCCAGTTAA